AAAGCAAAGCAAGATTTTTGGGGTGGAGCATGGTATGGTCTTGTGGAGAGTGTCCCCGCTATGTTGGGGGCATCAGCAGTAACACCCGCGCGTATCGCCATGCTTGCAGGCTCGACATCGGGGTTAGGTAAGACCATTCATAGTTTTGCCAAAGCCGTTCCCGGCGCTTCGGTATTTGGGTTACAGGTAATAGACTTCCTTAATCAGGAGATGGAAAAGAATCCTGAGTTCAAGGAGATATCCGAGCGGGAGAGGTGGCTCGTTAAAGCCCCCACAGCCATTGTTGTTGGAGTATTGGAAAACTTTGGGTTGAGAAACGTCCTTAAAGGTAAGGCTGGAGTTATAGGGAAACTTGTTGACAGGGTGTTAAAGAGAGCCCCTAAAGGAGCTACCTTTGAGGTACTCGAAGACATAGCAATAAAAGAAGTAAAAAGAGATTTGCTTAAAGGGATATTAAAGAGAGGTGTCGCCGGCACTATTGCTGCGGGAGCGGCAGAGTTTGAAACGGGATTCACACAGCAGGTGGCAGAGATAGGCATTAAAGATATATACAACACCGCGAAAGGTAAAGAGCTTTTTAAGGACGTTGATTTCTTTAGCATGAAAATGTTGGAGGACGCCGTCGTTGCTGGCGCTCAGGAGGCGATAGGGGGAAAGATAGTCCACGGACTGATGGCGGTGCCCGCAGGATATAGTGAACACAATTTGGGGGCTAAAGCTACCGACCAGCAGTTTGAATTATTGGAGCAGGTAATCACTAACCCTGAGTTTAGAAATATCCTTACCACAAGCTTTAAGAATCAGATAATAGCAGGCAACATAACCCATGCCGATGCGGCGAAGCAGAAGAGGGAGATAGAGCTGGCGGCAGCGACACTATCGTCATTAGACCCTGCAATGCCGACACAGAAGAAGAGGCAGATATTTGATCTGCTAAATGAAAAGAAACAGCTAGAGGAAAAGATAAAGCCCCTTGCTGAGGAGACCACAGAAGAAGAGCGTAACAGGATAAGCGAGATTGACGAAACCATAAAGAAGGTTATAAGCGAGCCTGTCGTAAAAGAAGAAGCCCCTGTTGCTGAGGAGGTGGTAGAGGAGGAGGAAAAGAAACCAGAAAGGGGAAGAAAACAGATAGACCGTCATATTTCGACATTAAAAGAAGCTACCACCCCTGAAGAAAAGCTTAATACTATTAATAAATTAAAAAGAAATATGTCTGAAGGAGCAGTAGCTACTAAAGAAGAATTAGAATTAATAAATAAAATAGAAGAAGAATTAAAAAAGGAAGGATATGAGATAGTGGATTTAGAGGGGAGAGAATATAATGAAGGCATGAAGCTTGAACCAGACTTTGAGATTGATGAAAATCTAGAAGAAGGTGTTGGGATTATTGACAAAGTATTATCTCCACAAATAATGAAAGACGGAAAAGTCGTTCAGCCTGCTAAAGTAATAGTCAGAATAGGAAGTAAAAAAGATGCTAAATTAAAAGAATTAGAAGATGCTGAAACAAAAGCATATCAAGGCAAAGATTTAGAAGCAAAGAAAAAAGCATCTAAGGAATTAAGGGATTATAAAAAGAAGATAGTAGAGCGAGCACAGAAGAAAGCAGTAAAGAAGGCTCCCGCTGAAGCTGTGGTGGAAGAGGTTAAGGAGGAAGTGGTTACTGAGGAGATAAAGCCCGATGATTATGAAGTGCATCTGGCGGGTGTGTATAATCCTTATCAGGGGTTTATAGAAGGCGCCTACGTAGATGCTGGGGTGGTTATTGGGGATACAAGGTACATGGACGTTGAGGCTAAAGCAAAACTGGATGATACTGAAATTATAGATGATAATGTTGTAATACAGGAGCAGGTTCGGAAGGATAAGGGGGGAACCCCAAAGAAGGTATTTACCCTCTATGACAAGTCCACGAAGGATAAAGATGCCCGCCCATCCGTACATACGGTGTCTATGGTCTTTGAGGAGACGAGCCCCCAGACGATAGAAAGCGTTAAGGAGCAGCTCATAAGCCTTAACGAGAAGATAAAGGAGAAGCGTGATAAGGATAAGAAGTTCGAGTGGAGCGAGGACCTGCCGGGTGTCATAAAGGACTTTAAGGCGGAAGCACAGAAGAAAGCAGTAAAGAAGGCTCCCGCTAAAGCTGTGGTGGGAAAGGTTAAGGAGGAGATAAAGCCCAAGAAGAAGAGGCTCAGTAAAGCTGAGAAGAAAGCGGAACAGATAAAGAAGCAGGCTAAGGAGCGCCAAGAGAAAAAGGAAGAAGTAAAAGAAGAAGTAGTGGAGGAGGTTGCCGAAGATGCTGGCGAGGTAGCAGCAGAATATAGAAAAGCAAAAGAAGATTTCCTAAAAGACAACCCTGATACACCACAGTCAGTTATCGATGTGATGGATAACATGATAAAGAGTGCTGAGGAGCTTGATGCCAAAACAAAAGAGGCACCCATAGAAGAGCAGGCAGAGCCCTATGAGCAGTGGCTTGATGGATATAAAGAAAGGACGGGGCAGTTCTTAAAAGACAACCCTGACTTAGGACAAGGGGCTAAAGATGCTATCAGCAATATGATGGCTCAGGCAGAGGCTCTTCAAGAGAAAGCCAGCAAGGAGAGGGTCTTTGGGGAAATAGAAAATCGTATCGTACCAGAGATAAAAAAGCGACAGCCCAACCTTGATGCTAAAACCTTGAAAGAGGTGCAGTCTAAAAAAGCAATAGCCTACCTCCAAGGCACCAAATGGTACGAGCAGGCTACTGATACGCAGCGTGATGCAGCGGTAAGGGAGGTAAAGAAAATGTTAAAGATGCCTGCTAAAGCAGCACCATCGATAAGCAAGCTATTCAAGATCGCCGCCGATAAGGTTATAGAAGTGACAGATAAGCAACTGCGTAAGTGGATGTTAAAAGATCTGGAGACAGGAAAAAAGGCTGGCGTAAGAGAAGCGAAAGCGCAACAAAGAGAAGCGGCAAAAATAAAGAAAGCCTTAAAGGATGAATTAAGCAAAGAGCTTAATGCCATATTAAAAGAAGGTAAAGGGAAGCTGACTATCCCACAAGTGAGAGCGATATTAAATAAGTTCGATAAGATGAATATCCTCAACGAAACTAAGAGAGAAGCCTTTATCGACTATACTAAAAAGGTTCTTAAAAAAGCTGAATATGTAGAGCAAATAAGTAAGGCCAACAAACAACGAAAGAGGGCATTGAAAAATATAAAAAGGAAGATAGGCACAGCGCAAAACCTGTTCCCACTCTTAAAGAAACTGTTTGCCATAAACCCTACCTTAATACCCCTTAGTCAATTAGACAAATACTTTGATATAGTAAATGAGTTTGGCAGTAGCGCCCGCGTGCTTAACCTTAAAGAGAAAGGTAAGACATCAAAAGATGCTAATAATATTCTCAACAAAATAGAAGAAGAAGTTGAAGTCGTAGAGCCTGAAGTAAAAGAGAAAACTAAAGACATCATCGACTTGATAAACAAACCATTCCTTACTGAAGAGGATAAAAAGGCGATAAGGGAGAAAGCTGAAGACTTTACTGAGTCCACATTAAATAAATTCGATAGAGCGACCCTCGAAGAGCTGGCGATAATATTAGAAGACACTCCCACAAGGAAGATGGTGGATGAGTATATTACCGAAAGGGACAGACTGACGCAAGATATTCTCGATGACAAAGCTAACATTGACAACCTGGATTTGCAGGATGAAAAAAATACAGCAGACAGAATAAATGATCTGACAAAAGAAGATCTTAATGATCTTGATGGAGATACTTTAAATAACATAATGAAAATTAAAGACAACATCGAGAATGGTTTCCTTCCCCATGCTGCCATACAAATATTAACTGAAGTGGATTCCAATACTGCCGCTACACAAATTTTGCCGGCAGTAAAAAAGATAGATGAAAAGAAATATCTTCGTTTCTTTAGCACACTATATGGAAATATAAAAACTGCCATAAGTGGAGGAAAAACAACTTCTACCCTAAAGCAAATGGAATCTAATCCCATCACTGTTATAGATCAAATATTTGGCAACCTAAAAAACAAAAATATATTTAATAATACGTTTGGTAAGCTTGCAAAAAAGTGGAGCTCATATGAGTCTCAGCAGGCAGCAATGGATGAGAAGTATGACACGGCAGAGAATCTAATATCATCACAATTTATTTCCAATCCCAACAAAGTTGTTAAGTCGCGTTATAAAATAATGGCATACCTCTTACAGCAGGAATATCAAGCTAATGAGGGTAATGCCACTGTCGCTCCAGCCCTAGATTTTATAAATGAAACCATAAAAGCAGCAGACAATTTACGCATGAACATTGTCAATGACCATGATGCCAGGATATTGAAAGAGATAAAAGATGAGTTTACCGTAGATGGGAAGATAGATGCTAAGAAAATTAAAGATAGCCTAAGCAAAAAAGAAAAGAAAGCTTTGGAGATTATAGAAGAAGCTAATGCCTCTTTGGGACCTAAAGCCCTTTATACGTCCTCAGTTATTAGGGGCAACAGGGTTGATATGCTTAACAACTATGTTCATCATCAGGTAATATCACAAGAAGAAACTAAAGACTTTCTAAATCAACAGGAACAATTTGTTAACCCCTCCACAAAAGCAGGAAATCTATTAGCCAGAACCGAAGGGGCTAAACCCATAAACTTTGATCCTATAAGTTCGGGAAGACGAGCAAGTAGAATGACTTTACTGGATTATAATATGACTGAGGTAATAAAGACGGTTAGAAAAACCGTTAAGAAAGTTAAAGATACCATTGATTCTGACCCTAAATCCAGTAAACTGCAAAAGGAGGGGGCAGCCTCTTTAGAAATGGGGGTAGAAAACATATTAAAGTTAGTTTTTGAGAATCAGTTTTCATCACTTACGGGGTGGGACAAGGTGTTAACGAAAGTAAAGAACATAGGATATTATGCCGCCCTGGCTTCAGTGCCACGGGCCGCGGCGGAGTTATCAAGTAACTATTTATATGGAATGTTGTCATCGCCAAAAGAATTATCCAAAGGCTTAACAACATATATGAAAGTCAGTATATCAAATGATAGTGTTAACATATTACAAAATGTAGAGAGTGCCGAAACAAACAAACTCTATGGCGCGGAAAAACTTGCCGGTAAATATGCAGACAGCGGATACTTTTCAAGAGGAAAAGATGTAGGCTCGTCGGCTGTTAATGATGTTAAAAACATGATTGCTTTTGTCCATAACAACAGCACAAAGAGATTATCGCAGTTAACATCTACCATCGCGGGAGCCTTAATATCTACTCCCGATAAAGCCTTGTCGCGACCATTATGGTTTGGCACTTTCGCCACTAAATTTCAGGAGGTCTCAGGACAGAAAGTGGACTTTGATAAGATAAGAGACAATGATGCTCAATATATGAAAGAAAATAAAGAAGCCATAGATGCCGCTACCCTATCGGCTGATGAAGCTTCGGTAAGGGCATCTACTACCACCAACCCTTTCGAGAGCATAATGAAAAATGTAGCCCGGAACGAAGGGAGTGGAAAGAAAATGTTAAGAGCCGTTAATAGTTATATGGCTCGATTTAGTTTATATGAATATACTACTGCTAGAACAGCTATATATTCTATGATGGGCGTTGGGGAGCTAAGTCCTGTAAAGGGGGCGGCATTAATGCTGGGGGTAACAGCAAGGATGTCAGCATATGTGGTGTTATATAATGTGTTTAGAAATGCATTTCAGAGTCTCTTTGGAGTTGAAGAAGAGGATGATGAAGACATTGAAGATTTAATATCACGACAGATAGTGGGATCAGCGGTATCGCTGTTTACACGAAGGACATTAGGAAACATTCCTATGATGCCTATAAACCTACTAATAGAAAAAGGTAATGAAAAGTTTTTACAAGACCTTAGAGATGGCAAATTATATGATGCCTTTAAACATAGTATCGTCTTTTCACAAATATCCCCTGAAGATTTTGGTAAATATGGCTTTGAAGAGCTTATGTTAAGAAATTTTGCAGGCCCTCTAAGTCCCGCAGTACGTTCAGCAGCACGCGCTTACGCTGTAATAGTAAGATCACAAACGGCTAAGAAGCCGGAAACGCGACAAAAATATATTGATGAAATGACAGGGCGTATGGCAATAGAGGCGGCAGGGAATCTAAACCTCCTTCCTTTCTATAAAGATATAAGAAGCATTATCGTTAAGGATATGTTTAAAGACAGCGATAAGAAAGAAGAAGGCCAATCAAAAGCGAAGGCTAAAGCTAAAGCAACGGCGAAGCCAACAGCGAAAGCGAAAGCAGCGGAAGCGAAAGCTAAAGCTAAAGCAACGGCGAAATAATGATAACACTATCCGTTAGTGATAATGACATACAGTTTGCCAAAGAGCAGATAAAACGCTTCACAGAAATACCTCAGGGTAAGTGGCGATACGAGGGGGTAGAGGCATGGCGAGGCATAGTATGTGAGATGCTCACATCAGAATGGCTCGAACAAAACTTCAAAGTGCAGGAGCGAGCGAAAGGACTCGATACCACAGGAGTACCCGACGATTATGATCTCGTCATCAGCAATAAAAAGGTGGAGATAAAGTCAGCTACCAAGAACTACTTCAAATATGTGATGCCGAAAATACATGACGTCATCAATAAACCCAAAGACATATATATCGCCACGAAATATAATGAGACCACCACCCCCAATGAGGTTATCGTGGTAGGATATATGAATCGTGAAGATATCTTCAACCACCCCATAGAGCAGGATAAGGGAGCGCCATACTATAAGGTGCCCCTAAAAGCTTTCAGCCCCTTTAGAATAAGTGTGTGATACGAGCCACCTGACCGTGAGACTTGTGGTGGACGAAGCCCTCAACGGCTTTGGGGGCGTGGGCATAGCCCTTCCTGTGGTGCCACCCATCGGTACCGGAGGGGGAGCGTAGGCTCTCCACGGTAACGCCGATATGGTCTTTGGAGACTTTATGGTGGAGGTGGTGCGTATAGATGTATTTGTGTTTCGTCTTACCCCACTCCTCCTTGGCTTCCTGAGCCATAAGAAGAGGTAGGTCGGAGAGCTTACCCATATCGCCATGAGTAGTACCGATCAGGTTGTTGCCATACCTATAGTATTTCCTGTGGTTGATACTGACGTCGAACGTTATGTTGGCGCAGTTCATAAACCAGGTGCTGATGGTATCGGCGAGGAAGAAGCCATTGGTGTAGTCGTGGTTGCTGGGGTTGAAGATGAAGTGTACATCGGCGATAGCGAGGAGCATCTCGATGACCTCGACATATAACTTCTTGGCGACGAGGAAGTTCTCATACCACATCCCATCGGTGTCTTGTGGTGTTCCCTTCGTCGTCGTCCGGTGGGGAGTGTCGATATGGAGGATGTCATTACCCGCAACGAAGAGTATCTTATCGATATTGAAGCCCTCGGATTTATCCAGTATCCCCTGAACGCCATCCTTGACGCGTTGCACTGCTATCTGGGAGTTGTATTCCTCTCCCGTCTCTAGTGATGTCGCCAACTTACCGATGTGGATATCGGCGGGATCGACAACGAGGAGGTGTCCATCGCGGACATTCTCCCTAACGATGGTGGGATACTTGGGGGCGTGCTCGCGCATGGAGTCGATGATTTCATCGCGCACCTCGTCATAGCTGACGATGTTTTCGTCTTTGACATGGATGGAGAAGTGCTCCCCCTTATACCAATAGTGGTTAACCTTATCGATGGGAAGCCCCGCTTCCTCACACTGCTCTACTAATCCCGTGCTATCTATTTTCTTTACCCACCGACGCACCGCCTTGCGGCAGCCATCCTCTGTTATGCTTAGCTTGAATTTCTTTATCAGCTCACGCGCGATATGTGTTTTGTTCTGGGTAACATTTTTATATAGATAGATAGCATATTCACGCTGTTCCTGTGTCATCTATGTTTTTCTTTTCAACCTCATGGAGGAGAGCGGTAAGCTGGTGGATGGTGTCCTTCAGCACTACGTTGTTCTCATCCATAAGAGATTCATATATATCATCACTGAGATGGTGGATTTCCTCCATCAAGAGGTTGATATATTTTATCTTATTATAATCGCCCCTCTGGACTGCCATACACAAAGATACATAAATAATTTATACACAATTTCTATACATTTACTACTTCACAGCTACCTCCCGCACAGGCGAGCTCGCCACTCAAGTCGGTATTATCGTCACTCTCAACGACTTTAGTGAGGTCAATCTCTGTCAGCCTGTCATAGCGGCGCACGAAATCCGCCTCCGCAATAGGCTCGAAGGGAGCCTGCTGGTAGACGCCGCCATCATAGGGAAGGACGGAGAGACCGTTGAACTCGCTCTTATGTTTCCACATCCACTCCATAACCTCGTCCCACTCGTCCTCTTTTATGGACACCGTAGCTGAGACATTGTTAGTATTTGATCCCGAAACGTGCCCCTCGGCGACCCATTCCCTGTTAAATTTCGATACCCTTTCCAATAAATCCAGTGCCGTCTCATCCTCGCGAGTGATGGCGCTATCGACAGCTTTTTGGGGTATCTCAATGACAGCGGTGTTGGGGAGGGCGTGGTATTCTGCTACTAGCTCAGGGTGGTAGTGACTCAGATATTTATATAGAGCCTCATCTTTGGTGCATTGCATCCTCCTGATGTAGAACTTCGAGTGCCATGCGTGGATGCCACTGGAGGTGCCGACGACACAACTCGTTGTCCCCGAAGGCTTTATGGTTGTTAGCCTAGCCGCAGGATTTATCCCTATTAATTCCGCTACTTCTATGTTGGTATCTTTAACATATGCCGCCGCCATCTGAAGATCGTACTTCAGTATCTCGCCATTACATATCCCCGTCATACCGACACCGATGAGGGCGTCCTTTTCTGTTGTCGCCTGCCATATGGGTCTGAGGTAGTGGAAGTCGGTGTATCCCGCCTGTAGGGTGCCGAAGAATGCCGCTACCTGACACCTCCTATTAAGGTCTTCCTGGCTCTCGATGTTACCGACATTTACTTCCGTGAGGTTGCAGAAAGAGTATGGCCTAAGGGCGATCTCGCAGTTGTGGGCAACGAGACCATTAACTATACCCCAATGGGTGTCGTCATCGATGCTGAAATCATATACCGTATCTATGCCAATAGATTTTATTGAATACACAAAAGGAGCCTTAACCTTAATGGTATCTTCGAGGGCTTTCCTCTTATATGTTTGTACGAAGCCGATCTTAGAAGCAAAAGATATCATGTCTTTTAGATTAGAGATATTAATATCATAGGACTGGCGGCACGTATAGGTGCCGTTGGCGAACTCAACATCAGTAGATTTGTTGGTAGTGATATATGCCGATTCCATACCAAGGTCATATAAAGCATCCAATACCTGTATCGCCAATCGGTATG